AATTCGACGGGCATCGGGGCGACCGATATTGCGGAGGCGACGTATCAGGCAATCTCCGCAGGACGTGACACGGCAGACGCGGTGCAGTTCGTTGGAGATGCGTCAAAACTTGCGAAAGCGGGCTTTACGGACGTAACAACTTCCGTAGATACCTTAACCACGATTATGAACGCTTACGGGTTGTCGGCTGACACGGCTACGTCCATAAGCGATAAACTCATTCAGACCCAGAATGCGGGCAAAACCACGGTTGCGGAACTCGGACAATCTTTAGGACAAGTCATTCCGACCGCCGCGGCATACGGAGTTAACCTGGATAATGTCTCGGCGGCTTACGTTGCGATGACGAAGAACGGTGTTCGGACAAGCGAAGCCACAACCTACCTCAACGGCATGATTAACGAGCTTGGCAAGTCCGGCACGAAAGCAAGTGACATCCTCAAAGAAAAGACGGGCAAGTCGTTCAAAGAGTGTATGGAGTCGGGCATGTCATTTGCGGACGTTCTCGGCTACGTCATTGAAGGCGCGGAAGAGTCGGGCGTTGAGCTTGGCGACATGTTCGGAAATGTCCGTGCAGGTCGTGCGGCAATGAACATTGCGGCAAACGGCGGCAAGGAGTTCACGAAAGCTCTGAAAGCCATGTCGAGCGCGGCAGGATCCACGGAGACAGCGTTCGAGAAAGTTTCCAACACCACTGAGTCGAAGTTCAACAAGGCGGTCAACAGGGTCAAAAATTCCGGCATCGAAGCAGGTCAATCTCTTCTGACAGAATTTGCTCCGGCAATCGAAGGAGCTTTTAACAAGGTCACGGAAGCGACTTCCGCATTCAATTCGCTCAGTGATGCGGAAAAGCAGAACGTCACGCATTGGGCGATGGCGGCGGCGGCAATCGGGCCCGTTACGATGGCACTCGGAAACGTCATCAAAGTTGGCGGAAATGTCATCTCCACAGTCGGAACGGTTGCAGAAAAACTCGGAGAGCTGTCTGCGAAGGCGGAAATGGCGGGCGGCATGTCGAATCTCCTCACCGGTTTCCTCGGAAGTACGGCAGTCGGAGCCGGTCTTGTGATTGCTCCGCTTGCGGCACTGGGTCTTGCAATGTGGGACGCAGGAGAAAAGATAAGGGCGAACACGGCAGAGCAGGACGCATTTGCTCAGCAGGTTTCGGAAACGGGTCAGGCGGCAGATGCGGCGGCACAGCAGGTTGATAATGTCGTAACGTCAATCGAGCAGAGTTCCGAAACAATCAACGCATCAGGCGGAACGCTTGAATACTACCGGGGCATGCTCAATAACTGCTACGATGCGGAAGGTAACTTGAAAGAGGGCATGGAGCAGACCGCTCAGTATGCGCTCAATGAGCTTAATCAGGCAATGGGCACGGACTATTCAACGGAGTTCGTTGCCAATGCAGAGAACTCAAAGCAAGCCCTGGAAGAAATCAATTCCGCAATCGACACCAACATAGAAAAGCTCAAGGAACAGGCAATCGCGCAAGCCTTCCAGAAGGATTACACGGAAGCCCTCAAGGGGCAGACCGAAGCGCATAGCGCACTGACAAAGGCGGAAGATACCTACACCAAAGCACTCGACAATGCGAAGAGTGCGCAGGCGGAATTAAACGCCGCCATGAACGAATCTCCGCGCGAATACTCCGAACGAGTCATGAGGGCGAAAGACGCACAGCTTGAAGCAAACAAAGCTCTTGACGAGGCGGCGTCGGCTTATGAGAAGGCATCAGGCGCGGCGGCAGAGGCTGACTCGCAGGTGGCAGGTCTTGAACAGACCATGAATACACTTGCGGAAGGCACTCCCGAATCTATCAATCAGGCGGCGGAAGCATATGGTAATGTCGGAACCGCCGCAGAGGAAGCAGGAGAGCGAGCAAGGGCGGCAACGGCAGAGACCACAGCGCAAGGTCAGGCGGATATAAACGCCATGAGCCAGGAGTTCATAGATAATATCCACAAAATCGGCGCAGACCCTGTCAAGGTCAACGTCGACTCAGAGGGCGCAAACGCTTCCGCTCAGACAACCGTCAACGGCATGCAGCAGACCATCAACAAAGCCGACCTCAAACCACAGATTAAGACGGTGGGCGGAGCAAGCAAGGCGGCGTCTACTGCGCGGAAGACCATGGATCAGATTGTCAGACCTCCGCTACAGGGCAACATCAACGTTGTCAACGGCGGAAACCTTGCGGCGAACACAGCAAAGACGGGTATGGATAATATCATTCGTGTTCCGATGCAGGGCAACGTCAACAACATTAACGGCTGGGCGGCGGCGGCGAACACAGCCCATGGCGGAATGGTTCCGATTATCGCGAACCCAATGCAAGGTAATGTTAATGATATCCATGGCTGGGCGGCGGCGGCTTATAGCGCACATGGTGGCATGGTTCCAATCATTGCAAGTCCGATGAGCGGTAATGTCGGAAGCGTCAATGGAGCGGCGAGCGCGGCTTCTTCCGCATGGTCTACAATGCAGAGCATTATCAGCCGACCGTTGCAGGCGTTCGTCAACATCACACGAACAATCACGGAAGTCGTAAAGAGCGTAGCCGGTCATGCAGAGGGCGGTTTCGTCACTTCCGAACAGCTCTCATGGCTTGCGGAAGATGACAAGCCCGAAGTTGTTATTCCGCTGTCACTCGGCAAGCGGACACGGGCTCTCGACCTGTACAAGCAGACGGGGGCGATTCTCGGACTGTCCACTAACACGGCTTTCCTTCCTGCTCTTGCCGGAGCGGGTGCGGGCAACACCATCACGGGCGGATTGACTGTCAACGTATACGGTGCGGAAGGGCAGGACGAAGAGGAGCTTGCAAGTATGGTCATTGATAAACTGCAAGATATGCTGGAGGTAAAATAATGGGATATTTCATGTTAGACAATAAATCCTCCGCAGATTTCGGGGTACACGTATCAGGGACGGGGTCATGGACGACTCCGTCCAGGACAATCGAGACGGCGAACATTCCGGGCAGAATGGGGGCTTTAATCAGTTATGTCGGGGCATGGTCAAATGTGACGGTGACGTATCCCGCGTGGATCGCAAGAGGATTCGATGACAAATTTGATGCGTTCTGCTCATGGTGGAACTCTCACACGGACAACTACTACATACTCACCGACCCGTATCACCCGGAATACTACCGGCTTGCAAGACCGGTTGCAGCAATCGACCCGAAAGTCGGGACGCTGAACAGGTACGGAACATTTGACCTCAAATTCAACTGCAAGCCGCAGAAATTCCTCCGGGACGGTCTGAGACCGAAACGGCTCACGGAGAACCATCAGATACTTCTCACGAATCCGACAGGGTACGATGCTTTTCCGCTCATCGTTGCAAAGATACGGTCAAGCGTGAACAGCCTGCTTGAAATCACGACCGATGCGGACATCATGGCAAGCATGGTGTTCAAGTACACATCAAGCACATACAACTATGTTGGGCGAGATATCGAATACGATGCGGAAACGCATGAGGCAACGTGCAAATTCCCTCTACAGACCGTCAGCGCAAACAACGTTGTCGTGGAAGGTCTCGGAAGCGGTATAAACGGCATCACGATTCCTGCAAACACTGCGGTATTCTTTGAGAGCAACGCCGGCGACTTCGACATCTATCCGAGGTGGTATTGGATATGATACCGAGATTATATGATTTTACGGAAACTGCATTCGAGACCAATGGCATCGGGTACATGATTGACATGATATCCTGCAAGGTCACGGAGAGCAGGAACGGGGATTGTCTGCTGGAAGCGGAGTATCCGACGAACGGCACAAGAGCTGATCAGATATGCGAACTTAGATTCATCTACGCTCCGTATGATGACACCAACGTTCCACAGCCTTTTGTAATCTACAAAGTCGCGCGCGGTCTTAAGTCCATCAAGATTTATGCAAAGCACGTCGGCATGATAACCAACAACCTGTACATGCACGGAACGATGGACAGTGCAAAGACGGTGCGGGCAAGGTTTGCAGAGTTCAAAGATGAGATTATCGGGTTCCGAAGCACGAATGGCTATCTCTACCCGGATTATGCAAACGTACTCAGCTTTACATCGGACATTACGGACACGGTACAGACCGATATCAAAATCCCTGTTAGTGTCCGGGAATACATTCAAGGAGCAGACGGTAGCCTGGCTGATCATCTCGGCTACGGAGAAGTCAAGTACGACATGTGGGACGTAGGATTTTTCCAGAACAGAGGTAAGAACACGGGCATAACTTTCCGCTATGGCGTGAACATCTCAAATATTACCGGGACGACTTCTTCCAGAGAAGCCTACACGGGAGC